TCTGAGAATGTATCGCGAGAATGTGGTGGCTTCGTAGTTGCAATACAGACGTAGCCCGAATCCCCCGCAAACAGCGAGTTGAAGAATCCGATCCATACTGCACGTTCGGCTACGGCCATGACACCCCTGGTGAGTAATGGGGGGAGGTTTCCCTCCCCCCTTGTTTGCTAGTTACATCAGACCGCCGGAACGGTTACTAGCAGACTCACCAGCAGGCTTGTATCCCTGAATGTCGTTCGTGTAGACAGTTTCGCTCTCATCCGAGCGATACGTGTCAACTGCCTTCTTCACGATCATCACGGCCTCACGACCGATCAGGTCCTCAATGTTGACCTTGAACGACTTCTTCTGAATCTCGGAAAGCTCGTAACCCACCGAGGTCAGGAAGTTGGCGAAACTGTTGCGCATGCGCATTGCCTTCTCTGCATCGTAGTCAGCAGGCGGAACGAACAGCTTACCGAACACGACACGATTGGCAACCTTCATGCCACCGCGATCCTCTTCTTCCTCAACAACCTGCATCTGCACGTTGAGGTAAGGAGTACCTTCCGGCAGCTTTCCACCATTACCAGTCTTGCGCCACTCTGCATCCCTAACACGCGCAGGATACTTACCCGACGGGATTGCCGGGAAATCGCCGATACCCTCACCAGTCGCACCAGTAAGGTCAAGCCCACCATCGAAGTCGAAATCATCGCTCACTTGTTGCTCTCCTTCAGTTTGGCCCATAGGCCGGGAATAGTAGGATTCATCTCAACTGCGTCAAGTGCTTGCGTACGATCCTTCGCAATGACGGTTTGTGTCTTTTCCGTCTGAAGATACCGAACGGTCACACCATCTTCCTGCTCTGCACGGAGATACCCCACAACATCGAGGAACCCCGGAATGTCATGACGAAGCTTTCCCGGTAGATGAGGAAAATACGTTAGTCGATTCAGGTTGTCTCTATCGCTGTTCGAGTGGCACATAAAGAACACGTTACATGGTAGATCGCGGAATGCACGAACGATCTTCCTGACGTGTTCACCACTCTTATAGTACGCTCGCATATCCGGTACGTCTGGATCAAGGCGAGCGTTGCCTTCAGCAAACTCCCTGGCAATTTCGCCAATGTCCAACTTCTGAAGTTCGCTGAGTGTATCGATTCCGATGGTTCCGTATGGTAACTTACCATCCGTAGTCACAGCATCAAAGAGGTTCTGATAAACGTCTCGAAGCTGTTCATATGAACGCACCTGAATCACATCGATACCTGATAGATGGCGCAGTGTTGTTACACCACCATCGATATCGATTACAAGGAGCGGACTAGTCTGCTTCTCATCCTGTGCAGTACCGAGAAGATGAGTCTTGCCCGTTCCTGGCTCCCCGTAGATAAGCACGTTCAAGTGGTCGATACTCTCTGCTGGCGACTTGACACCGAGCTTATCGCGAAGGGGATTAGCTGAGGCTGCTGTAGCTATTTGGATTCACCTCCTTCCTTTGGTTTCGGAATTCCGATGAATTCTATTTCGATACGAACGAATGTCTGGTCAGGAATATGCATGCCACTTGACGTTTGGATAAAGCCATGATTCTCATATCGAACGTCGGCACGTTCCATCAGGAAATCGTACTCTGTTTGAAGCGCCTGCATCTGAGCAAACATTGAGCCTATCATATTCTCTCTAGAATTCATGCCTATTGCCATCAGAGCTTCAACTCCCTGATCTGTTTCATTGTTGCTGGCTTTAGTTCTACGCCGTAGTCAGCAAATTTTGGTGCCTGAACATCCTGCTCCTTAACCTTTCGCTGCTTCTCGTATTCCTTCCATGCAAGGTAATTCGGAAAGTCCCGATCTAATCCGAAGAAATCGAGAAGAGACGGCTGAAGAGTCTGGAAGTAAAGTGTCTTAGGGTAGGCATACTGCGAGCGCCATCCCTCAGTTCCTTCAATGATCTTGCCCCACATATAAACCTCACCAATAACACACTGAGGTCCACTGAAGTAGGCCATTGCAAGATCGATCCTCTTTGCTGCGTAGATACCACAGCTACAGGATTCGCCCGGAGTATGCTGTTCACCATCATCATTGAGATTGTCAACTTCTGAGAAGTCGATAAGCATGGTAGTTCCACTACGACCACTCATCATTGTGAATCCCGAGATAGCTTTACCCTGACGTTCACACTTTGCTTCCATAGTCTGTCTTACGGGCCATGCCGTATGGTTCATGGACAGCAGGGTTCCTGCATCGCCAAGATACCAAGAACGAAATGCTACGACCGGCTCGATGCCGTCTGGAATGATCATGCGGGAATCAATTCCTCCTCCCTCTCAACTTCCACTTCCTCAACTTCAATCTCTGGTTCAGAAGGTGCAGCAGGAAGTTCCTCCCCAGGAACCGGAGACTCCAACGGTTCAATCGTGATTGCGGGTTGCTCCGTACCGATTTCCATTACTCTGTCACTCCTAACTCTAGTAGCATTACGTTCATCCGACCGAGGCAGTGCGTCATGCAGAGTGGAATTCCCTGCAACTTCAGGAAAGTTGACGAACCACATCCCCTCGATGCACAGCGCATTTCCCTATCGTACTGGATCATCGGACCGAATTGCTCTGGTATGTTCGCACCGACTACAATTGACGGATGTTCCGGTGCGACCGTCTCAAACTCTTCCTCAGTGATTACTTCAAAGTCCACTAGATTCGCCTTTCAGCAACTACCTTCATGTTGAAGTCCGAAGGTAGATCGCCGACGTGCTTACCATCGATGCTCTTGATAAGCCACGAATCATCGCCTAAGACTGACTGTGCAACCTCATGCGCCTTCGCAAGACAGGCGGTGGGATGCCCGGTAAGGTCGATTCGTACTCTGTGATTCTGCGGAGAATACACCATATCGGTGATCCGTGCTCTATCTCCTATCATGATCTACCTGTCCCTGTTCTCTTCGTAGGAATCTGACAGCATGCCCATCCAGTCCGATCCATCATCTGCTGCGATACACGGTGCGCGGAACGTACAGTGAATGCAGCCGAAGTTACCTGTTGGATTCGGATAGATAGCAATTTCCTGGCTCGTCATTTCTTTTGCAACCATGACTAGGTGCTTTCCGGTTGCTTCGACTTCGTACTTGTTACGACTGATTGGATCACGCTGGACAAACATATCGTCGCCCATCTTGCACAGATAGTTGTAGTACGTCTGCGCTTTCTCATCGTTCTCAAACCAGTCGATCAATCCGTTGTCACGTACGTACTTCTCAAACAGTGTCGCGTTTGTACCTTCCTGAGACTTATTCAGCGAAGGGAATCCGTTCTTCAACGGAGTCGGCGGCTTCGGGAAATTCTTGCGTAGTGCGTTATAGATGATCCGATCGACAACCTTACCCTGCCACGGAAGATCATACAACAGTGCTTCCTGCTTAGTCGCCCACAGGTAGTTGCTACACTGCTCGTCTTTCGTAAGCTTTACGAAGTAGTCCTCATCGATACGTGCTGCTGTCTTGTGATCGATCAGTCCGTACTTATCCCTCTCGGGCCAGTATAGGATGGCATCGCGTTTACCACGGGCATGCACTTCCAGCTTCTTCCCGTAGTTAGGTGAATCTTCACGAATGTCCATTCTCTCGAATCCGAGTGGGATCGAATACACTGACTCTGCTGCGACAACAGTAAAGTCGTCGTTACGTGCAGCATAGTCCTTGTAGAACTCCATCATTCCAATGCCTAGTTCTAAGTGAGTATCGAACTCACTAATGTTTGGATCAGGAATCAAATCCAGCAGACCACGAAGCTTGAATAGTCTGCCATCCTTTGACTTCCCTTCCAGCACAGGATGAATGTCGTACGAATGCTCTAGCCACTCTTCCCCAACGATTCCACCGTTCACCTGTAGGTCATAGATCGTCTTGAATGACTCCACAGGATCGCGCTTCAGCATCGGATCGTAATACTTCTCCAATGCGTAATGGACCCACGTACCGAACGTGAGAGGAAAGTTGACTCCGTAGATTTCTACCTTCCTGCGAAGGTTGGTTCTGGTGGGAGAACTCCAATCCCACCGACGCCTGCATTGCTTGTAGCTAGCAACGTCGGACGAGTGGATTGGAATGATATCCCACTTCGACGGAATCTCGGGTGGCCGAAGTAAGACCTCACTACTCGCCATTCTACCTCCTTGTGTCCTCTGACACCTATGGGGTTTTGGCGGAAAGTTCGCGAACTCTAGCAGAAATGCCCGCCAATGTCAAGTCTATTCCTCGAAGTAGTGACTTGGCGGTGGTGTAGGCGGATGCTTCTTTGGTCTGCCGCGAATAGCAGGATAAGTAGTTAGATCGGATACCTGCCAGCCTACACCGGCTGCGGTGAGTAGCATATCCGCCGTCTCAAGAGTTACGTACTCTCTGCGATCGTTGATAATATCACTAATCGTGCGAGCACTTACTCCTGCTCTTATAGCTAGATTTGAAATTCCACCTGTTCCGTGTTCTCCATCATGCTCTAGAATGTATCTCGCGATGGGGGGCAGAACATCACTAGCACGAATCCACGTATCATCCTTCATACCACTCCGTTGCTTGTAAGTACGAAACGGCAAGTTCTTCAGGCGTGCGGCGAGACGCCGCCGTTGTTGACGTAGTTCCGTGTACTCTTGTGTTGCACGTCTGATTCGGGTTCGCGTAGCATCTAGCCGCCTATCAAGCAGTTCTATCTCGTCTGTTAGACGTTCCTCGTCATTCAAATCCCCACTCCCGTAGTGCATCCATCTGCTCTTGAGTCAGGTCTACACCTGAATGCGCAACATCAGCAGGAACGATGGTAACAACCGTGTTCGGTGCGATCTTACGATCAGGTGATTCCATATGGTGAATCTTCTCCACCACATAGAACGTCATATCTGCGATAACGAGTCGATCGTTATTCTCGATAACCGCTGACGTTGTGATCTTTCCGTTTGCCCTCGGCATACGAAGGTCCGTACCTGAGATTCTAAGTATGATTCCCATGCTTCCTCCCATACATTCGATCCCAAACAAAGATCAGTAACCGGATTAGTG